TTGGGTAAAAACTAAAAGTAAAATAACTAAACCCCCCCGCCATATTCATAAGAAGTCAGTTCATCGCTATTGTCAGAGTTGCGATAGTTCACCCAATCCTCGTGAGAAGAATCGTTATTAACGGCTACGTCCATGTCCTTTGCAATCTCAAACCCATCGGTTAGATAAATGTCCAATCGTGCAAAATGAGACATCATGAACATGCCACGAATATCCATCGGAGTTTTTAACGTAAGGCTTAGATTGTTAAGATAGACATTTGAAAATAGTCCTTGGCAATTAAGCGGAACGCCCATACCGTTTGATTGGACATACCCCCTTAATAAGGATACAAGTCCTACCTGCTTAATCAATGGCACTGCATCGGGTGTACTACTGCCTGCGCCTAATGCCTCTAATACCTTAGTAGCAAAAGTACCATCATGTAATATGTCTGCGGGGAACTTGATTAGTTCTTCTGCCGCCAAAGAGTCCAAGATGTCGCTCCCTGAATTGAAAAGGTTCGTACCAGCCGCCATCGGGTGAGTTTCCATTACCTTGGCAGGTGCTTCGGAAAGTGCTTTTATTCCTGATGTGAGTTGAGATTCTTTTTCCACAATCTTCTCTACTACCTTCTCTACCACACGTGGTTCAGGTAGCCTTAAGTCGAGCGCATCGCCGTTGTCATCAACAAGGACGATAGGTGCTTTTGCCTTGTATGTTTCCTGACGTATGCCATCCTCCGTGTAGTCTGCATCGGGGTTGTCAATGACACATTCTACCTCGATACGTCCTTTGCTAAGCCCATGATTGTCAAAGAACACAATCAGGCGGTCACCGTCCTGCTTACAGTGTTTACATACTCCGTTCTTTCTCTCTGCCTTGTACACGGTAAAGCCGTTTTCAGTCTTTGCAGCGATTGAGAAATCGCAATCAGGAAAGGCTACGGGCTGACCGTTTTTAACCAATTTTACTGCGAGGGGGAAATCACTCTTATAGTTGATACGTGATAGTCCCTCTTCATGTCCTTGACTTTGTTCGCCAAGTGTTACTGTTTCCATTATCCTAAAATATTAAATGTTGTAATAATAATAAAGCACACGCCTTCCTCCCATAGAACACTTCGTTTCCGTCTGATAAGGTAGATAATGCCGTATATCAGCCAAAAGACAAGAAAACGATAATCAGTAAGACCGATTAATAGTTGAGAGGAAATAGCTGCCGTGAAAGCCCCTACCATGTGAAGTGCTTTGCCAATCGTCCGATAGTGTGGGCTTGCTCCGACCATCATCATTCCAAAAAGGAATACAATACCCAAAAAGCCTACCCAACCACTTGTATTTACAATCATCTGCGGTGTCATAAGAAACGTACCCATGACAATTACAAACGTGAATACCTTTGGTGATTTAACAATGTAGGCGGTGTCAGAAAGGCTACACGGTGGGCAACCTTTCTTTTTCGCCATTAATATCGTGTACACCATTAGTAGCAGGCTTCCGATGATACTTGCTATAAGTACTGCTATCTTCATAACTGTAGTTTTTCGGGATAACCTTTCGTGAAGTCGTATGCGTTCACCTCCTCTATTGACGACAAAGATGCGATAGCCGCCTTATGTTTGACCGTCACCATGAAAGTTGCATCTGCATAACGTTGAATCTTTGCAAGGACAATCTTTGCCGTTGGAATATCAATCGTTAAAGGTTGTTCTGCAATGGCAAATGTGATAGTCGTTTCGCCAAGTGCTTCCGCAGCGTCAATGCTCACATTATAGCTTGCACGCTCTGAAGGTGTTAACCACGTGTGCATGCCTTTAAACGTAAAGCCGTTTACCTCTGATGATTGACTGAACACGTCAAGTTCTGCAAGTTTTCTGTCTTTCGCATCTTGCAGAAGTTGCTCTGCCGTTTCTGTTTCTACATGCTCATAGCCGTTCGCTTTAAGCGTTTCTTCTGTCGGGTTGATTATTCTAACCCCTCCTACCTCGATATATACACCGTTGTAGGTGTCGTTTCCTTTCTTGTATTGTTTCATTTCATTTCATCTATTGATTTAACATAAGTGTTATATGGAGATCTGAAAAGAGATTTGTAATACTCTATATCTTCATTTCTCACATAAATGGTAAAAGGCGTAAATCTGTTCATCCAATCAAAACCAATACCCAGAAAACGTTTTACACGCCCCCTAAAAATTACCTTTTTCATCGCTGCGTTATTATAGCAAAAGTAATGTCTAATTTCTTCGACATTCTCGCCAATATCAACGGTTTCAATATTCATACCGCTAAAATGCGAGCCAATATATGTCACGTTGTTTGGTACTTTTATGCTTGTAAAGGTAGACCCTAAAATTGCCTGATCTCCAACTTTCTGCACCGTTTGAGGGATAACGGTTTGCGCTCTTGTCAAATCTGATGCCAATAAACGTGTTTTGTCTTTTGATAAGACAAAATCGCCAACCTTACAAAAGGCTTCACAGTTCTCATCTACCACATAATTTTGAAAGCTGCCAGTTCTTAGATTTACGTTCGCTTTCTCTTTTAAAATTAGGGTGTTTCCACTAATAGAACCTTTTAATGTATTACGTACCGTTATAGTTGAACACCTTAAATTATTTACAGAGATAGGTATGTTGGGAATTGTTATAACACTTCCATTGTTAAACGCAAACCTTTGTGTATTTACAACGCCATCAGACAACCCCGTAAAGAATTGGAACTCATCAAATAGCGTTAACCTTTTAGAACTGTTATAATTTGCGCTATTAAATTCGTTTACTGTTACGCTTGCCGCTTCATCATAAGATAAACGACTATCGTTGTTTTTATCGAAGTTAGCACAAAACGATTCTACATTCTCATCACTAAAGCGTATATACGTATTAGCATCTTTTGTGAGTAATTTTTCAAATAAAATCATTATTGCGTTCCTCCTATAAGCAAATATCCGTTAATGATACACGCTTGATATGTCTGCCCCTTTTGGGGTGCAAAAACGTTACCCAACCATTTAACAGAACTTGGCAACGTTAATTGCGTACCACTCGCTGCTGGGCAGGTAAACTGAAAGCAGTATTCGGCGGTGTAGTCATTGTTGTCATTCGGCGCAAGGGAGAGGTTAAGGCTGTCCACAACGCCCCACACATGCATGACATTCGGTGTGAGTGCAAATGTCATGTCGTTTGCACCGTGATTCTGTAGTCTGAACCGTCCGTCTTTACCATCGCTGCCCGGTTCTCCTTTGTCGCCCTTTAACAGTGCAGCGTTCATCGTCTTAAGCGTCCCGTCTGTGGCTACAACGGGGAGGGACTTAAACTCACTGACATTTTCCGAACTTGGTAGCGACATGATGTCCTGCGACTGCGCTTTAATCTCCTTTAGCACCTCTTGTACTATATCCCTTTTCTCTTCTTCTGTCATATCGTTATCGTTTTAAGTTATTCAATAGTTGCCTTGTCGCTATCACCTCCGATGTAATCAGCAACGGCGGCAATGACTTTCTTCGCATCCTTATCCGAAGACGCTTTAACTACGGATTGGATAATATTCTGTATATCCTTTATCTTGCTCTTTCTCTCCCGTGCATGCTCTATTAGGCTTTTTGCTTCGATGATAAGCAGACCTATAGATACTAAGATAGTAATTGCAGGCATGGTCTTAATATTCAGTAGCGTGCAGGCAATGAATATCACCGCATCCACAATAAAGGCAATGAGCAATACACGCCAATACTCTCCTAACTTTCCAAGTGTCTTGCGCATGCTATGGGAATCAATGGGTTTACCCAACTTCTTCTGTGTGTATATTCTGTCCCAAAGGTCTACGAAGATGGCGCAGAAAACAAGTACCCACATTATCACACATACTATCAGATGTGTAGCTACTGTGTACATGAAGTGCGGTGTGAACTGAAACTCTATTACATCCATAGATACACCTCCTTTACAGTAAGAAAAGAAAAACACCCACTATCGCACCGAGTACGCCTGCTGAAACATCCAACCAATCGAACGGCTCCTTGCGATAATACTTATCCACACTCTCCTTTGCTACCATGACAACAAATGCAGGTATCAGCGCAAAGATGAGCAGACACCCAAGCGCATGCAACGCTTTGCATGATAGCATTGATACAACAAGTCCCACGAACATGTGCAGATACTTGTCACTTCCTACTTCTGCGAGTTTACCGAATACCCGATACACTCCGTCTAAAAACTTTCTCATAATTACTCCTTTTTTGTGTTGTTGTTATCTGTCGTTATTACTTTAAGTTAAGTATATAAACCACTTCTTACTGTATCTGCTATACACTATATGGTATATTCCTTGATAACTGTCTTGCCCATGCCCAATAGAAGACGTGGGGCGTACAAAGTCCATTATTATATCCGTTCTTGACGCTACTTCAAATACAATCTTAGCAGTGCTGACATTGTATATAGTGTATTCCTGCCCGTGCTCTGCATCAGCAGGTAATGTTAATCTTCTGTCATTCACACCTGCAAAAAGTATCGCACTATCATCAGTTGTAAGGGTGTCATTTCCTGATATGACACGAAGCGAACGCCTAAACCCTTTGTGTGAGCCGTGTGGGGTGTAAACTGATACGTTCTCATAATCACCTCTGCTATCGGGGGCAATGTCAACGCATAGACCTACTGTCGGATAGTTAATAGACGAGGTTTTGATAATTCCCATGTAGTTGAAGTTGTACGAAACAATAGGAACTGTACCAAACGTTACCTGCGTACGTGCGTTATCAGTATTGTATATAAGTCTGTGTGTTCCTATTGATATGCCATCCCCTTGCGTCTCCGTTACATTCTCGTTGTGAATCGCACCGTACTCAATCTCCCATCCTGCAAGTTTTCCCGCACTCGTATTAATAGTTCCATCAAACACACTATTCCCCGTAACATGTAGGTTGCTTATAGTGGCGTTGCCTGCATCAATATTGCCTGCCTTTAAACCTTTTGTTACTATCTCTAATGCGTCAATCAACCCTGCCCACAGTTTCCCGTTCTGAATGAGTACTGTCTCCTTTCCGCTGCTATCAACGTATACCGTTCTATCAGCCTTCACTCTGAACTCACCGTTTTCAAGACGTAACTCAACCTCTTTCGCCTTGTCCTCTCCCGTTTCTCCGTCTGCGGGTATCCATGATGCTGCACCTTGCGTACCCTCCGTGACAGTCACCCAATTAACTGTTACCTCTGCATTGCGTGCCTGCGGCTCCTTGTTTGGTGTGGGGTATGCATCGAAGAAACATAACCCGTCATTAGGCAGCTTATCTGCCGTGGGGGTAGTGAAAGTAAATGACACAACGGAATCTGTGGGGGTGTTAATCTCTAAGTTCGCACCACCTGCGGAGAACTTCCAACCATCTGACACTATATAGCCTTGTAAGGTCTGCTTCTTCGTGATAGCGTCCGCACTGATATGTCCGCACATGGTAATGGTGTATGTCGTCTGTGGCTTTAACTTGATAACCTTTGCTTCCTTTGTAAAGCCATACGAGGAAAAGGTCTTTTCATACTTACCGCCCTTTAGGAGATTCTTCACACCGTTCTTTATGCCGTCCACCTTTAGGGAAATACTGTCAGCGGTCTGCTTGATAGTGGTTATATTCTTCCCTTGCTGCGATACCGTTGTACGCAAGTCGCCCACCACGTCAACATAAGAAGATGATTCCATGATGATTTGTGCCGTGCGTGTGTCAACGATCTTGTTTGCATTGTCCTTTAACTCTATGATAACATAGTCAGGACGATTCTGCGCCTTTGAGTAGTTCGTCAGCTTGTACGTACCACTGTTCACCGCTCCGTTTGTCATGGCGATAGTTACACCATTGTTCATACGTGCAGTGACGTGGTAGCCTTGTGCGCTGCCTGCTTCCGTTGTCACTTGCGCACCCTTGACGTGCTCGATGATGTACGAAAGGGTTACATACAGTGCGTTGTCCACTCCAACGACTGCTTTTTCACTCTGTGGCTGCAAACGATAGTATTCTGCGTCTGCACCGTTTTTCACGTTGTGGAGGGTGATACCCCCTCTTGCTCTTGTTCCCATGTGTTATCCCTCTATTATACAGTCAAAGGATGCCGTTGTAAGCACCTCCGCTGCTGAAACTGTTATTCTTCGTCCTACTTTCTTATGTGCGTTGTTCCACGCTGCATCTGTGTTCTGTCCGCTTGTACGTATCCATGACCATGCCGTATTTGGTATGGTATCTGAAATGTCAACGTTCCCTTTTCTGTAGGTCGCTAACAGAACAACGCTACCTTGTGAATTGTATATTGCTCCGCTTTCGATAGTCACTTCAAGGCTATAGGCTTCACCCTCTGAAACTTGCTTTATCCACTTTGTACTTGTTTCGGATGGTGCTTCGTTGGTGGTCTGACCTATACCTACATTACAGAGCCATAGCGACCCGTTATAAGAGAATCTATCGTAATGACCTGCTACTGTTCCGCTGACCCACTGACCTCTATCACATACTATCGGTGCGCTTACTCCCGTGCCTGATCCTGATATTATCGTGAATTTGTCTGAACGCACCGTTGTACCCTTAGGGGAAAACTCACTTACAATGTGTGTAGTAAGATTGTAATCGTTAATGCCTGCATAGTCCACACGCTTGCCCTCCGATACATAGATAATATACGCACTCTGCCTGTCGGTGTCGGTCTGACTTCCTAATTGTATAAGGTCGTCTTCTGGCATTGGTACATCGTTCTCTACGCTTGGATTTGTATCATAGCCTACACAGATATAACCCCTCTGTAGGGCTGCATCTGAAATGTTAACAGTGCCACGAACGTTTGAAAGGTCTATGAAGTGATACATCTTCCCGTTTATCGTTTCAGTTCCTTTATTGGCCACTAACCTCCAATAGTATCTGTTGGCTGCACCACTTGTTGTGCGTGACATGAGGTTTGCAGTCTTACACATAGCTTGGTCGCCTATTCTCCAATCATTGCTGATACGCTTGTCACCATCATCAGCGAGGAAGTAACAACGGTATGCGCTTACGGTCTTGCCACCTGAATTGATGCTATAGGATAGAAGTGCGTTATTAACAAGCACCTGCCTTCCTGCTGATGTGAAGTAGGTTGTTGAGTTCACAATAGGTGCTCCCTTATCGTCAAGGGGTATAACACCGTAAAGGTGTGCGCTTGCCGAGGTAAACCCAACATCACCCGTTGTAAATGCAAGGCGTTTATACTCCAATTCTGAAAAGGTCGCTTTCTGCCTTACATTGAGTTTATCAACCTCTGCTATGGACTTTCCGTATTCGTCTTTGTATATCCCAAAGCCTGCACCGTCCATTAACCCTGCGTGGAAGTCTGCGCTTCTAAGTGCATCTGCAATGACACTTAACAACGTGGCATTGCCTTTGCCATCAATACCCTTATCACCGTCACCGATTCCTATGCCCTTTAGGAATGTTATTACCTCTTGGGCAGTGTCGGGGATATTCTTTCTTAGAAACCGTGGGTCAACATAGTTCTTTACTAACTCGCTTGTTTGAGTGGAGTTCAGACCGCCACCGCTGAAATTACCCGATAGGATATTATTTACATCCTCTTTTAATTGCGAGATAGTACCCTTGACAGATTGATTGCCAACGGTTATCTCCTGAATAATCGGATAATCTAACTTTGTAACTAACTTTATGATACGTGTCTTCAGTTTATACCCAAAGCCGTCATCAAAGGTGACTTTCTGACCAAGATATAAGTTTGGGTTATGGGAAGCAAATGCAACCGCATTGGAAGCAAAAGAATAGTTGTTGTTATCTTGTGTTCGTCTGTTTATTTCCTTGATGGTGCGTGCTGCTAATTCGTCTTGTGCGAGCTTCGTTTCAGATTCTCCCATAACGATGTTAAACAGTACAACCATGTTACACGTATAATCGGGCTTATCTTTGCCACGTGGATAAAGACCATCGCTTTCGTTAGTAGGAATGATGGTATCGCCACTCTGATATTTTAATATCTCGTAATCGCCTTTTAATATAGATATTCCGCTATCGCCCTCGTTTGGCTTTGGATCTATGGGATTGTTTCTGTCGTGGTAGTGGAGTTCAAAACCATCTTGCCCGTTAGGCTGACCTACCAAAGCTTGTACAAGAACGTCATATTCATTGCTTAAAGCATGGGTATTGACCTTGAATATACCCTTAAGCGTATATCCTTGCAAGACTTGCTTTGCTTTATCTATCTCGTAATCATACCAATAGTGCGTGATTATATTCCCGCTATCGTCCTTGTCATGTGTCGTATTGACGATGGTCTTTCCTGCTATCTGTGTTGTAGACGGGAAAGCAAGGCGCATATACCAAATGGTATATGTCTTTTTGTTGCCTTTGTTATCAAGTTCTATTTCTTTTGTCTGCTCGTTCCTTAGATACCTTACATGTTTGCGAACGTTATATACGTACAAATCAACATGGGGATAAATATCATCAAAGGAAAGTGCAAGCGTTTGCTTGATGGCATTTGAAGCGTCAAAGGCTGCCTTTGTGGTAATATTGCCGTCCGCATCTATGTATATACACCCATCGGGATATGTTGACTTATTAAGCCCCAACCTTATAAGCGTGGCAACATTCCCACTGCCAACAAGTGCCTTTGTAGACATATTCTTTGTTGAGCCTTGAGGATAGAAGCAGTTATAGTAATTCTCTTTATTACCGCTGATGCTTGGCGTCTGCACGTTGTCATGTGCCTTTAACGTTGGTACTTCTTCACCGAGGTTGATACTTATCTGACCGAAGTATAACGCTTTGTGTTCCCATGACAAATGCCACTCGCAAGCGTTGTTTTTGCATCCCTGAGCAATAGAAGATAACACCGAAAGTATATCATTCGCTGACACAGAGAAAGATACAGACGCATCTACATTACCGCAAAGGGTATAAGTGAACTGCTGCGCTTTCTCTGTTATCCCTAACGCTTCATTAATAGCCTTGCAGGCGTACTCAAGTGCATTTGTCGTTAACCCTTCAAACGACCATTCTTGTTGCTTGATAGGGTTCTTATCCGCATCTGTAGTATCGTAAAGAAACGGCACACGTGAAAGCCACATTAACGGGTGGTTAAATTCAGGGGCATATTTGAAAGCCGTGTTATCTTCATTCGGTGTGTAGGCATTGAGTAACCTATACTTTAACCCATCATCAAAAGGTATGATATACGCACCAGCAGGCAAAGTAATTTTTATTTCGCTTTGCCATGACAGACGTACTAAGTTAGACTTACCTAACTCTTCTTCATGATCTGCACCGCTTGTAAGTGCTGCATCTATTATCTTGTTACCGTTGATGTCGTATATTACCATAATTACAAAGATAGCTAATTTTATTTGAAATTCAAATAAAATTATTTGCGATTATTTGGGTTAGTTTCAGTGACTTTAAGAACAAACTTTCCAATACCTCGCATAAATTGACTAAACTGAGAACAAGATTGATACAAACAATGATAAACAACTCCAGTCTGGAATGAAGTTTCAATATCGAGAACACCTTTTGCAAGTACCTCGCAAAAGGCTATATATCGAGCAAAAAATTGCTCTTCATCTTTAGCAGTGAGGTTTAATTGCAAGGTTAAATCACGAGAGTCTACATAAACAGGAGCCGTCAAGTATTCTTTGCCGTGCTTAGTCCTATCGTCATTGTTGATATAAGGTTTAACGGCTGGTGGAGTCATCAAAGCTGATAAAGACGTATCATCCATACTGATACCCCATGAGAGGTAAGCATCCTTTCCATTTATTTTCAATTGTCCTTTTGGCATATTACTTTAAGTCTTTAAGATTTCTATTAATATCGTCTATCTTTGAAGAAAAATCATTATAGATGTTCTTTGAATTCTTTAGTATGTCTTCAAGATAGCTATTGTTAGTTATCATTAAGTTTCTAATTTCAACTATCGTTGCGCTTGTTGATGACGAGAATGAAGATAATGAAGCGATGTTAGACACTATCGACGCAACCAATTCCTTAGTCTGATCACGTGATATATTTCCTGCCGTGGTAAGCGCAATGATATTACTTGCCTGCTCGAAAGTGATAGTGGTAACTCCGTTGGCGGTTGCCGTCTGCGACTTGTCTCCCTCTCTTGTAATATCTATTCCTTTTGCCGCAAACCCTTCTTGTAGCTGTTTTAATAGATTTTGCGCTACAGGCAAATAGATATTCATGCTATCCACTATCTCGCCAGCGATATGAGCAGATGCCGCTCCGAGTTCGCTCTCGTTAATAGATTTCATCGCATAAGCCTTGTATAAGTCAGATAATTTATTCTCAAACTGACCAAATACATTCTTCATAAGGAGCTGCTTAACCATGTCCTTTGAAATCTCAGCAAAGGTCTTTGAAGCCGAGTTTTTGAACTCTGATAGAGCATCCTTGCCGTCTTTTAGCCATGCCCATACGGCTTCTGTCATATCATTCACCAAAGGAGAGTACATCTTAGACACGTATTCATGAATAGACTTATTGAACTCATCGTATTTCTCTCTGAGTTCAACGAGCTTCTCCAACGTTTCCTTTGTTTCGCCTTCCAGCTTACCTCCGTAGCTCTTTAAGACCTCGTTTGCAAGTTCCTTGTCAATCATGCCGTCTTTATCGAACAGGTCTTTGCCGTACTTCTCTTTTACCCATTCTTTAAGGTCGGCTGTTTTCTGACCTCGCCAAAAAGATTTGTGTCGTGTCTGAATACGGAGGTTATCTTTTGCCGCTACCTGCCCATTCTTATAGCTAATAGAACTTACTGCGGAGTCAATTGCCTTACCAACGATAGCACCAGCAAGTCCAGCTACGGCTACACCTGCGGCGGTGGCGACAGTTGCCGTAACGGCTGTTGCAGACAGCGCGCCAATAACAGACGCGCCAAGCGCACCGAGTGCAACAGTTCCCGTTCCCATTGTAAACACACCTGCTGCAACTGCCGCGATAGCCGTCACACCTGCTACAATTGGTATCATAGCCTTTCTTAGTCCAGAAGATTTATCTACATATTTTTCTTGTGCTTCATTGAGTTTCTTGTAATAAGTCTCCGCTACTTGCCCATGTTCCTCGTAAGCATCTTGCAATCCTTTCAGTCCGCTATCAGAAAACCAATTACTTTCCTCGTGACGTGCCTTCATTACGGCAAGGCGGTAGTCGTCCACAGAGTCACGTAACTTGTTTATCTCTGCCTGTTTCTGTGCCGCTTTCTCGTATAGGCTATCTTGATTAGGAAGAATACTGCTTAACATCTGCATCAGCTGTATAGCAGCGCTGATAATTGCAAGGATAGCACTTGCCGACTCGATAGATTTCATTGCACTTGAACCAGCTTTTCCAACAGCGGTTACGCCATCGGATATAGTCTGATAAAAAGTCATCACAGACCCAAAGAGAGAGAATATCTCTCCAGTCTGTCCGCCTATCTTGCCGCCTAACTCGCCCATCTTATCCGCTACGCCTTGTATAGACTTTGTAAGGGTTTTGTGTGCGGTTTCAATCTTATGGGTAGTTTGTGCTACCTGCTGACCTTTTGCAGCAACGTCTGCCTCTGCATCTGCCAACTCCCAATATTCAGACACCCACTTTTTAAGGTCTTTGTTGTAGCCTATGCTCTTGACAATCTTATCTCCACCCTTTACTCTATCTCGCCTACTTTCAGCGGCTTTCAGTTCTTCCTGCTGATGAATCAACTCTTCCGTAAGTTTCTTCATCATTCCGACAGGGTCACGGTTGATAAGCTCATCAATCATTCCATTGATAGCATCGAAGTATGTCTTTACTCCTTCTGGATTGAGTGCTTCTCCTGCAGCTTGTTTTACTTCGTCGAATCTATCAATAAGACTATTAAGAGTTGATGTTGACGCTCCGTTTAAGTCATCAAATGCAACTACGTAGTTGGGGTCTTTCTTAAGCTGTTCAAAGGCAAGTGACATTTGATCCTTTCCAAAGTTTGCTTTAGCCTCAGTTAACGACCTATAGAGAGCTTCAACTCTATCTTTGTCATTTCGTTTCTCAGCCTCCGCTATAGCCTTGTTAATGTCAGATACAGTCTTAGAATATTCCTTTGCAAGACTTGCTTTTTTATCGTAATATGATTCATTTGCCTTGATAAGCGAGTCTTCATGTTCTATTTGTCCTTGCTTCTCTTTTTCAAGAGCATCATCATACTTCTTCCAAATAGCACTTGTCTTTGCATCATAGTTCTTATATTCATCTTCGGTGTATCGCTTATCAGATGACGCTTTTTTATACTCGCTACTTTCATAGAAATTGAGCCCTTTATGCTTCTTATTGATACTCCACGCTTGCTTAGCTTGGTCGATACGTTTTTGCTTCAAGTCTTCAAAGGCTCTATCTACGGCTTGTTGTTCTCTTTTTCTATCAAGTTCTATCTGACGTAATCGCTTCTCAGTACCATCTTTCATGAGGTCTATCTCAGCTTGCTCAGTATCATTTGTTATGTCCTCAATGGTACGTGCTTTATCTATTCGAGATTTTACTTCATACTCAAACTCTCTTTCATTTTCAGAGTTGCGCTCCTCCCTTTCCCTTTTCGCTTTATCAGCGGCCTCTTTCGCCTTTCTCTGAGCTTCCTTTGCATTGTCGGTATCATAAGAAGGAGAGTACACCTTTTCCTTTTTAGCTAAGGCATTAATCTTTCTCCTTAACTCAGCACCCTTACGGCCTGCTGCTTCTTGGTAAGAAAGAGAGTTGAGCTGCTCTTGCAAGGCTTTTTTCTGCTCTGCAAAAGGATTTGACTTTCCTTTGTCCTCATTATTCTTCGCAGCATCAACTTTCTTTTGTTTAGACTCCATAGCAGAAGCATAGTCCGCACCTCTTTGTAGCAATTGCTCTTTTGTAAATGTTTTGCCATTTACATTCATAGTTTGCCCATTTTTCAAAGATTCTCCTAACGAAGTGAATCTCTTTGCTAAAGAAGAAAGTTGGGGTATACCGATCTTATCCATCCATGCAGGAACCTTACCAGAGAATTGGATTTCAAAGCCGATAGTGTTCTTCTTGTACTTATCCATCAGCTTTTGAATATTCTTGTACAGTTGATGTACACCATCGTTAGGGCCTTGCAAGGCACGTGATATGCCAGCTACCTTGTCTGAGAATGATAACGTCTTATCAGCAGCCCTTTTCTCCGCTTCCGCTACAGCATTAATAGATTTATTGTAGTCATAATGAGCCTCTGTCGCACCCTGAATGGAATTAATGTACTTCTGTACAAGATTATCTTGCTTTAGCCAACCTCCATCAGTCCAAGCCTTATCAAGGGCAGCCTTACTGACACCCATAGCCTCCATCTTCGCTCTTATCTTACCATATATCTCATTAAGACCCTTATCATAAGCTGATCCTGTTTTATTGGCTATAAGGTCAGCATTTTCTTGGACAGTCTGACTGATAACAGTAAATATAGCAGAGGCCTTCTCTCTCACCTCGTTAGCACTACCGAATATCTTATTCAATATGGTATCACCTGCAGTATCAAAGGTAGCATTAGCAAGGTCTTTTCTTAACTGCTCGTTAGCAGAATTAACCTTATCTTCGAACTCTTTATTTCCCGCATCTATATTGTTCAATCTCTGGCGCTCGATAGCTTCCTCCTTAATTAGGGAGATAGCCATCTCACGCTTTTTGTTCACAGTGTCTATGCTGTCACCTTCCTTGATACGTGCAACTCCGCTCTCATCTAATACTTGGTTTAATTCTTCAAGTACATCTTTTGAGAGTTTTGTGCTCGTCGTAACTGTCTTATTGGAGTTAGATAAGCCTTTCACTTCATCAGACAACGTCTTAACTTTTTGTATGGACTTTGCAGCTGATTCACCATATTTATTAGATGCTGTTGCTAATTCCGTTGTCTCGTCGTCAAGTAATTGCATAGCCGTAAACACAGCTGTCAAAGCTACAGTAAGTGCGCCAACAGGGTTTGATACAATGGCGGTTTTTAAGGCATTGAGAGCATTCTTGAATCCCATAGTAGCTACAGAAGCCATTGCCTCAGCTTCAGATAAGGCGACGCCCTCAGACTTAGCTAAAGCCATCTGAATCGCAGCTTTCTCCATAAGGAGGTTATGAATCTTCTGGTATGTACTCCATGCGACAATAGCAGCCTTTGCTACTCCATAAGCCGCAGCAACATTGAGGACTATCTGGCCAATCTCCTTCCAATGCTCAACAAGGTAAGAAACACCACCAAGAGCATCGTTAATAACACCCTCATTTGCTTTTCCTATGTCGTTAAACATGGAATCAATAGCATCTTCAATATTTGATATCTGGCCTGTTATAGTATGAGACTGAGCGTCCATGAGTCCGCCAAAGCGGCTGCCAGCATTTGTCATGTTCTCTATAGCTTGCTGAACCTCTGCAGCGCCAACCTTGCCAGCTGTTACGAGTTCTCCAACCTTGTCTTTCGTTACACCAAATATCTTAGCCAACTCGTCAGCAATAGGAATACCACGACCTTGGAACTGGCGTAAGTCTTGTGTGAACATACGACCTTGTGTCATGGTGGTTCCATACAGATAAACCAAGTCATTCAGGGGAATAGACAAACCAGCAGCAATATCGCCTAACCTTATCAACGTCCCGTTCACCTCATCGGCTTGGGTGCCGTAAGCCAACAACTGCTTTGCACCCTCAGACACACTTTTAAGATCAAAAGGAGTAGTAGCTGCCGTCCTAACAAGCTGACTCATCAAATCGTTCGCCTTATCAGCGCTTCCAAGCATAGTTGTAAATGCAACTTCTAACTGCTGAAACTGACCACGCACCTCTAATACGTTTCTTACAAGCTCCTTTGCAGAGAATGCTCCTGCAGCAGCGGCAGCAGCTGATTGAACTTTTGAAAATGCTTGCTCAATACCCTGTCCACTCTGTTCTACGACCCTTTGCGTTTGTCTTACTCCATTCTGAACACCTTGGAGAGCTGATAGCATATTGCCATTATCACCCGTTATATCGAATTTTAGTCCTGCCATGACCTTTTTTATATTGTCTATTTTGTAATCATACTTTTCTTACCCCCAGTTCATGCTACTAATAGCATTCATGATAGATTCCTTGCTATTTCCATCTATCATAGAAGTATCATTTGTGTGTACTCTCTTTCTTTCGTCTTCTGTAAGGTACATTGTTTTTATACTGTCTTTCAATAAAAGCTGTAGATTGATAAGACTAATATCCCACACTACATAATCAAAAGTCCATTTATACCTTTCGCAAGCAGCATCTATGAGTGTTCCGTATATAGACTTACCTCCGAAGGTGAGTGTACCACTATCATCTTTAGCTTTAGCAGCTTCCTCCATTCTTTCTTGTTCCTTGTCTATACCGAAATATCTTACATACGCACTTAGCTTGTCATCAGATAGACATGTAATAAGAAGTGTGGCTAAGTCATCATTACCTAATTTGTCTTCTAAGTATTTCTTTCTTTCTTGTACCTTTCTATTGTCAAGCACTTTTTCCTTTCCTTGCAATGTGTGATAGGAGAGTAGAAGACAGCATTCTTCCTTTTTACTTTCTGCGAGTCTCAATGCTTCTGCGTATGGATTCTCAATCAATAGCTCTTTATTGATGTCAAGGGACTCTACTATCCTTTTCTGCAAATAAACCTTACCTAAGGTAACTGGATATAAGTAAAAATGCCGACGACCAACACTGAACCCTTTCGGTCTATCTATGATGGTGTCGGCAATATCTAATTCTAATTGCTTTTCTTTATCCATATATCTTTATATTTTGTTGCAGGTGATGGGCTCGAACCACCGTCCTTTACTTTATGAGAGTAACGAGATACCACTTCTCCAACCTGCGATATAGCCGTCTGTCCGGCTGTCATGCGTCTTTCCGCATTGTCAGTTATCCTAATTAATCCTTTTACCAGACTAACCCTATACGTCTACGTCTACGAACGTAATGTCTGCATCGTTAATAGTAGCGCCTTCCTTGACCGTAGAAAGGTCCTTGGTAGTTGTACACCACTTAACGATGTTACCAGTATCTGGTTTCAAAGCATCATGATTATACGTCAAGATACCACCTTCCTCTGTACTGAACTCGTCCGCAAGAGATACTACGGTGTCATCAATACGTGGACCAGGTACAGCGATGTTCTCAGGCTGAATGAAGATAGCATAATGCTTAGCAACAATACCGTTTGTGTCAGCGAAAGGCTTCTTACGTCCTTGTAGACGTCTGAGCACATACTCGACTACATACTTGTTGGCAGAATACTTTACTGCCTCATTCTCACCACCCTCAATAGGGGCTTCTTTCTTGTCTCCCTTAGTAGGATTCAGCTTAGTGGTATTCTCCTTAGGAGTAGGAAGTTTAGTCCACTTTGCTGTAGGGTTATCAAGTTCTTTGACGATGATACTACATTTACCCCAACCAATAGAATTACTTGCCATAATTATTCATTTATAATTTGATACAAAACTTTATTATTTACAACGTGTTCAGAAGAACCAGACGATTCAATCACCCGCTGACCACATTCATAATTTGGGTCTGTAAGTGATAATCTAAAGCCCTTTCCTCGCACATTATCGAAAAGGTCGAATGACATCTTGCATAACTTTCTTAATCGAGCCGAATTCTCCTCACTCTGCCCATCAATATAATCGTCAGCAACATAGATGTTCACGTTTACATAAGCTACTTGCTTTTGCTTTGTGCTATTCGCAAGTACAGATATAATAATATCCTCAGAACGTGAGTTTTTAGGACGTATAGATGTTTTCTTCAAGGCTCCACTCACTTCTCTTAGAAGCGAAGAATCTTTGATAATCTTCCATACATCGTCCTTGATATCTATATCTGATTTCATAATGATAATTTTTCTATGTTAGCGAGAGCGGACTTCTTTGCCCTTTCAAGGCGAGCATCAATAACATCTTTTGCCCATAGCTCTGTTGATGCCAATACGTCCTTGCTTTCTAAAGACTCTATATATTCCGCATAATTCATTCCTGCAACAACAACTAAAGCATAAACCTTAGAATATTCACTTGCAAGGTCGTTTATCATCTTGCGACCTTCAGACGAGCCGTCAGATCCTCCCATTACAGTTTGAAATGATGACTGAATCTTTTTAATCCCGTAATCGTAGACAGCAAAGCCTATTGAAGAACGGAGGTTTCCTGTATGGTCTATCCAACTTTCCTTGCTTGACCTATCTCTGATTTTAGCAACACACTCTACACCCAATTTAGCAAGAGCATTTGATACTTCATTTCTTATAATGGAAAAAGCAGCCATCAAAAACCTCTCTAATGCCTCTGGGGGCGTAGTCATTTTTATTGCCATATCAAATCCAAATCTTACACTGGTGCTGGTAACGATGAAAACCTAAAACCTTAAAGACTTTCCCTTCTCCTTTGCCATAGAATTGCAATTTGATTTTGTCTCCATATTGGAACTCTTGACAATCTCTTGGGAGGTTATAAATGGTATACGAGTAAGCCTGTACGCTTCCGTCTGGTATAGGGATAGTGTTAGCCCTTCCAGCAGGAACAATATCGCACTTATAGCATTCTGTAGACCAATCTGTTTTACCTTGAACATAATCACCAGTCTCTGGGTCTTCATATCCACGTGCCACAATTTGATACGTTAATCTATGTGCGGAAAAATCAATTACAGACATACTACTCACCAAATGTAACCATAGGCTGACCAAGTGAAACTACAGGCTCGCCTATATCCTTGTAAAGTGAATTAATGCGGACTAATAGCCGTTTCTTATCTTCCTCTGTAAGGGTTCCAACACTCTTGTCAGATTCAGAATAAGTTACGGCTTTTTGGGGGGGGGAAAAAAAAAACCCCA